ATATTCAGTCGATAATGAGGAAAACAATTCAAAACAAGATTTGATTCATACATTAATTGAACAAGCCAAAGCAATGGAGAAGGAGCAGATGTTAGATTTTGGTGACTTTATTATTGATGAATTAGAACCTATGGCCCAGAATAGAGATTGGGTTAAAGAGAGATATAATTACTTTAAATCAGAATAAGATGGCAAATCCTTTAGTACATTCAAAATCATCAGTTAAATTGTGGGGAGGTAAAGAAGAAGATTATTTACCATTACATAATAAAATGGATTCATCTAAAAAATATTTTAGTGATAATAGACATAGAGCGTTAACTCATAATATGTTTTTTATATTTGAGGTTATGATACCTATATTCGGTGAGTATATAACTAATTCAGATGGTAAAACAGTATCAGTTAAAGATATATGTGAATATCATATATTAGAGGATTACGGTAAAAAATTTATACCTAATGTATCTGATTTTTTACAAGAGATGGAAATAAAGTCTTGGATGGCGAATGGTTTGGGTGAATCACCTTCATCACAAAAAAAGGTAAAAATAAATGAAAGTAAAGTTCAAAAAAGGTTAGTAAAAGATTAGTTATGTTTGAAATTATTGGTATAATATCATTATCTGTTATGTTATTTTTTTTATTGTTTATACAATATAGTTTAGTATCTGCGGGTGTAATGAAAGAAAGTTTAAGATGGTATGGGATAGTTATTAGTTGGATCCCATTGTTACCATATATTGTATTTTTTATAATGACATTAATTTTTATAATTATGATATTAAAAGATAAATTTATTAAGTGGTTTGAATTAAATTGGGGTTGGTTTTTTATTAACGCTAGAAAACAATCTGATTGGGCAGAACATTTAAGAAAAAAATATAGTGAAGATTAAAAAAATGTTAAAAAATTAACTAAAAGTGTGTAATTATTTTGACATTTAAAATATTTATCTTAAATTTGTGATAAATAAAAAAGTTAGAGATACTTATAATCTCCGATGGGTGAAAAGCCTTAATAATAAATAAATTAAATTTTTTTAAAATGAAAAGAATTTTTTTGGTTTTAACCGTAATGGCAACGTTAGTGTCTTGCGGAAGTAACTCAACAGACGCGACTGTGGAAGCAACTACAGAAGCAACTACTGAGGCTACTACAGAAGCAACTTCTAATGTAACTACTAGTGATGGTACTTCAGTAGAAGCAACTTCAAATGTAGTGAAGAAGTAAATTTTAGTTGGTTATTAAAAAACAAAACCCCTTATTAGAGTAAGGGGTTTTTATTTTATGTTTTATTGGTTATTATTAAAAAAAATAATAACAAAACATATACCAAAGTAAAAAAAATTAAAAAATATTTGACTTTTTAAATAAACTTTTGTAACTTTGTGTATATTTAATTAAAACAGTAAAAATGAAAATACATAATATACATATTAATTTTAGCCAATGGTGTCAACCGTATATCGGCGGATTGGGGTATATTATGGATAGATTTTAATTGAAAGTTAAATAAAACCAAATTGAAACCCCAATTCAGAAATGAGTTGGGGTTTTTTAATTTATTACGGTATGTGGCCAAGTAGGTTTAAGGCATCTCGCTGATATCGAGAAGATTCGTAGGTTCGATCCCTACCATACCGACAGAACAAAAGTTCTTTGACATATTGTTATAAAAGTGAATGACTCAGTAGCTCAGTTGGTTTAGAGCCCTTAACTGTTAATTAAGTTGTCGCAGGTTCGAGTCCTGCCTGAGTCGCAAACTAACGCAGAATGAATGATACGAGCCCCCAAAGTTCGAAAGGAGTCAGGGTGTTAGTTTAAATGGGAATACGCCAAAGTTGGAGAGTTGGGGCAGTCTGTAAAACTGTTGTCTTATGACTGAGTAGGTTCGAATCCTACTATTCTCACAAATGCTAAAAGGAAGAATTCAGCAAATCAAAAAAATCAAGATCGGAAATTTGAAAACAAAACCCTTCCTGAGCATTTACTTACGTCAGTGGCCGAGTGGTTTAGGCAACGGTCTCCAAAACCGTGAACATGTTCTACGAGGGTTCGAATCCTTCCTGACGTGCAATTATAATGGTGATGTAGCTCAGTTGGTAGAGCGCCAGACTGAAGATCTGGGCGTCGGTGGTTCGAATCCACCCATTACCACCAAAGTTAACTGGGTATTGGCTAATTGGTAAGCCGCCACATTTGGGATGTGGACATAATGTGAGTTCGAGTCTCGCTACCCAGACTAATATTGTCCTGTAGACGAATTGGCAAAGTCATCACGCTTTGAACGTGAAGTTTGGAAGTTCGAGCCTTCCCAGGACAACTGTGTATGAAGCTAAAGAGGTCGAGGCGTCGGGTTGTGATTCCGATAATAGTGGGTTCGAGTCCCATCATACACCCAAAAGGAAAGATGTCAGAGTGGTTTAATGAGGCACCCTGCTAAGGTGTTGTACTTGTAAGGGTACCATAGGTTCGAATCCTATTCTTTCCGCAAATATGGGGATGTGATGTAACGGTGAACATGCTACTCTTATACAGTAGTCTCGGTGGTTCGACTCCACCCATCCCTACAACACACTCTTAGTTCAATGGATTAGAACCTATGACTACGAATCATAAAATGGGAGTTCGAATCTCTCAGAGTGTACAATAAACTTATTTTTGCAACAATAAACTAATGTCATTTATTGGGCAAAATATAGTTTAGTGAACTAATGGTCAGGTGCCTGAGTGGTTTAAAGGGGTAGTCTGCAAAACTATTTTTCAAGGGTTCGAATCCCTTCCTGACCTCATAAATAAAAAAATTTTAAAAAAAAATTAAAAAATATTTGACTTTTTAAATAAACTTTTGTAACTTTGTGTATATTTAATTAAAACCGTAATAAAATTCGATGAAAACTACAATGACATACAGATTAGAGGTCGTTAAGACGAAGATGGAAGGAGCAGATTCGCTTCTACCAAATCTTAGGGTATATCATAATAGTTAGTAAAACGAAATTAAAATACTATATAATGGAAACCCTAAGTGAAAACTTAGGGTTTTTTGTTTTTAGTTCTTTGACGTATTGGTAAAAATTGGAAGAGTGACAGAGTTGGTTTATTGTACTAGTCTTGAAAACTAGCGTACTGAAAGGTACCGTAGGTTCGAATCCTACCTCTTCCTCAATGATAATAAAAGGATTGTTTCTGCAACAATTACTTTAGCCTTTTAAGCTCGTGGTCGCAGGTTCGAGTCCTGTCCGTTGTCCTTCGGGGCAGCGGTAGCTCAGTGGGTAGAGCACGTATACAACCCAATCCTGATTATCATTATTTGGTCCATTGGTGTAGTGGTTTAACATACATCACTGTCTATGATGTGCCGAGAGTTCGATTCTCTCATGGACCGCCACAGTCTTTTAGCTCAGTTGGTAGAGCAACTCCCTTACATGGAGAAGGTCGTAGGTTCGAATCCTACAGGGACTACAATAAATGTCGTGTTAGACGAGTGGTTTAAGTCGTCACCCTTTCAAGGTGAAAATCACGGGTTCGAATCCCGTACACGATACGATTAGGTTTTGTAGTTTAGTCGGTAAAACTCTTGATTTGTAATCAAGTGTCCTCAGTTCGAACCTGAGCGAAACCTCAACAATCCCTCGTAGCTCAGTTGGTTTAGAGCAGTACACTTTTAATGTACGGGCCACAGGTTCGAATCCTGTCGGGGGAACTTAATTACACCGAATTCGGTGTAATTAAAAAATTGCGGGGTAGACTGGAGGTGGTTCCAGCTCGGTCTCATAAGCCGAATTACGTGGGTTCGAGTCCCACCCCCGCAACCAATTGGGTCATTGGTGAAGCTGGCTATCACACCTGATTTGCACTCAGGAGTCCTCGGTTCGATGCCGAGATGTATCCACAAATAATAAAAAGTAAAATAAAATAGTATGAAAGAAGTAATGACAGGTTCAATTAGGTCTTCAAAAGAAAACTTTAATCTGATGAAGTCTAGAAAAAATTCAATTAATTTAGTTAGATTAATAGAATTTATTAAATTAAAAAAGATTAGAAGAAAATAATCTTAATGCAGGTATCGTATAGTGGCTTATTATGTCTGACTTCCAATCAGAGAACGAGAGTTCGATTCTCTCTACCTGCTCAAATACCAAAGTGACGGGAATCGGTATACCTCTTTGTCTTAGAAACAAAGGTTTGTGAGTTCGAATCTCACCTTTGGTACAATTTTAAAAAATATTTGTTTTTTTGATTTATAGTTATTATATTTGTAAAAAAAACATTATGGGAACACCACAAATCATTATTTTAGTATTATTTTCTTTAGGTTTATTGGCGTCTGCACATTTACATGGTAAAGAAAGAACCCCACATAACTTTTGGGTTGTTTTAATTTCCATTTTTATTGAGGTATCTATTTTAATATGGGGAGGATTTTTTAATTAAAATATTATGTATAAAAGAACAGTAGAGGATATTGAACGTGACTTATATATGGCTCAGTTCAATGTAAAAAGATGTCAATACAATGATCATTTATTTGATATGGAAAAATGGGAATATGAAGTTGATTTACTTAAAGAAGAATTAGAAAAAGTTAAAAATGAAACTAATTAAGAAAAAGGAAGATTGGTATAATCTTTATGATGGTGAAATTGGTATTGGGTCTACACATGAAGAATTGCAAGGGTTTAAACTCTCCCTCAAAAACTGTCAATCAATTGAACTTGGTTATGATTTGGATGAGTTGGCTAAAACAGAGTATCCTATTGGTGAAGTATGGAATGATGAAGAAGCACTTATCAGAGAACTTGCTTTTAAAAAAGGATTCCAAAAATGTTTGGAGTTGATGGGTGATAATAAGTTTAGTGAGGAGGATTTAATGGAAGCATATTCAAGAGGTCAAACTAATTCTCCTATCCAATCACTACAAAAAACTGAATGGGAAGTTGAGATTATTGAGTTTACATCAGATGATTTAAAGTCAATAAATAATGAATGGCATAAGTTAGGTGAACCAAAACTTGATGCAGATGGATATATAATACTTAAAAGGATATGAAAAAGAAAATTACATTTATCAGTGATACACATACTAAACATTTACAAATAAAAGATTTTTTACCAGGTGGTGACATTCTAATTTGTAGTGGTGATATATCTAGTAGAGGTTATATTACTGAATTAGAAAATTTTTTTAAGTGGTATGATGAAATAGATAATTACGACTTTAAAGTTTTTATCGCAGGAAATCACGATTTTGGTTTTCAAGATGATTATGAAAAACTTATTGGGTTACTAACTGGATACAAAAACATCGATTACCTTCAAGATGAAAAAATGGAACTTTGGGATAATGAAGATCAACAGTTAGTTATTTATGGTTCACCTTGGCAACCTGAATTTCGTAATTGGGCATTTAATCTACCTAGAGGTGAAAAGATTAGAGAAAAATGGGATATGATTCCACGCAATACTGATATCTTAATCACACATGGTCCACCATTTGGTAAATTGGATTATGTTTATTATGACAATTTAAATGTTGGTTGTGAGGAACTATTAAAAGTAGTCGAAGATATAAAACCTAAAATACATGTGTTTGGACATATTCACGAAGGGTATGGTTATGTATTCGATGGTAACACTCATTATATTAATGCGGCGGTTCTAAATGGTAGATATGAATTTAGAAATAAACCAGTTAATGTTGAGTGGGATATGATAACCAACGAAATAGAATTTTTATGAAATCAATAAATCAAATATTCAAAACTAACAGTTCACTTATGGAAGAACCTGAAGTAGTTGAATTAATTGATTATTGTAAAGATTTAGAGGATGAGGTTGTCGAGTACAAACAAAAGAATGATCAAACTATAATTTTAAAACAACTTATCTCAGAAATTAATAGAAGTTGTTTTGAATTATTAGAAGACGATAAAAGGGCTGAAAGGTGGGAAGGTGATTTTGATAGAGTTGATTTTAAAGAATCAATTATTAATTTAAGAGAGTACATAATAAAATATTGTTTAGATAATAAAATAAATTTATGAATAAGTATAGAATATATTTAGATGACATAAGAACACCAGTTAGTCCTAATAATGAATGGGTTGATGGTATTGAGGAATGGACAGTTGTTCGTTCTTATGATGAGTTTGTCCAAAAAGTAAATTCAGTAGGATTAGAGAATATTGAATTAATTTCGTTGGATCACGATTTGGGTGATTCGGCAATGCAGGAATGGCATTATGGTGTGGTTAAAAACTATAAAATTAATTATGATAATATCACTGAAAAGACTGGATACGATTGTGCCAAATGGTTAGTTAATCAATGGATGGATGGTAAACCAGTCGTTAGAGTGGTAACTCATTCGGCAAACGCAATTGGTAGTGCCAACATTATGGGATACATAAATAATTATCTACACTTAAATAGATTACCACAAGATTGTGTAAGAGTACAAATAGAACATACAGTTTAATATGAAAGTAATATTTTTAGATCATGATGGAGTGATATGTTTATCTCAACAATGGGGTGGACGGTATAAGAAAAAGGGTTTTGATTCAAATCCTGAAACACCTTTAGATATCAGAATGGATAGTTTTGATGAAAAGGCAGTTAAAGTTCTTAATAGTATTATTGAGGAAACAGGTTGTGAATTAGTTATTAGTTCTGATTGGAAACGATGGGGGGACTTAAAACAAATGAGGGAAATGTATGAAACTAGAGGAATTAAACCCCCAATTGATTTAACTCCAATGATACAAGATTGTACGGCACACAGTAACACATTTATATGGTCACCGAGATGGGATTCGGAACAAACTAGGGTTTTAGAAATTAATCAGTATTTACATGATCACCCAGAAATAACTCATTGGGTTGCCATTGATGATATGGATTTAGGTAAGAATGGTGAAGGATGGAAAGATTGGGGGTTAGATAATTTTGTACATTGTAAAAGACCGTATAATGAAGGGATAAAACAATCAGGATTAAAAGAAAAAATATTAAAATATTTAAGTGATGAGTTACTATAGAATTAAAATTGATGAATTAAAGGATGGTGAGATTAAATATATACCACAAAAAGGTTATTTAATAACTCGTAGAAGTTTTTTACAAAGTAAATCTGAAATAAGGTGGGAAAATATGTTTTGTGGTTCATTCAGTAGTGAATCTCTCGCATTGGAAAAAATAGAGTTAGATAAAAAATGGGAGGAACAAAAAAAAGGAAAACAAATATTAAAAACAACATATAAAATAATTGAGTAATGGATAATAAAGAACAAAAACTTGTTGGTTATATTGTTTATAACATATGGACTTATAAACATAAAGGTAGAGAAGATACAGAATGGACAACTGCGGCAATATCACCTGAAGTTCATTGGAAAAAGAAAATTTACTTAACTCTTTCAAGGGCACAGGAAGCCGCAAAACATATGAAAGAGAGGGAAAGTCTATCAACACAGATTATTGTTCCACTCTATGCGAACTACGATGACTTCAATAAAGTTAATGAAGGTTATAAAGAGTTAAATGCAGAAATTGAAAAATTAAAGAACATGAATAAAGAAAGATACAACCAGATTATTGATGATGCTTGGAAAAACTATCAACACAAAGCATCAAAACAAGATTTTCTAAAAGACGGTGTTTTAAGATATGAAGGATTCATCGACAAAATTAAAACAGACACAGAGTTCTCTGAAAAATGGGGACTAAAGATTGAAGAAAAAGAGTTGAGTTTGGAAGAAAGACATCAAATATCAATAAGTATAATTGGACACGATGGTATTGCGGATAGAGACAATATAACTTGGCATGAAACTTACAATAAAACAAAACATTCCAACCAAACTAATCACAATAACATACAACAACGAAAAAATAGAAATATATGAGTAAGGCAAATTTAGAATTTGATTTAACAGATTTCGATGATAGAATGGAATTCGAAAGAGTTAATAAATCCACCGATATGGCAATGGTATTGTGGGAAATGGTTTATAATACAAAGAAAAAATTATATTATAAATTTGAGGCTATGGAAGAGAAAGGTGAAACCCCTACTGCTTACGATGGGGTAGATTCAGTTTTAGAATGTTTAATTGAAGAATTAAACGAAAGAGGTATAGTAATAGATAAATTAATTGTTTGATATGAAAACATTAAAAAAATTAATTAATTACATTAATTTTTTAGAAAAAGAAAAAATTAACGCTATGATTAATTGTGGTAGAAATTTTAATTAAGATATGAGTGATTTTTTATTAGTTTGTAAAGAAATTTCTGAAAGGTTATCTAACCTACCATATAATGATGGGGATTCTTCTGATATAGGAAATGAGATAGGTATTGTTTTAGGACTTTATTTATCTGAGGGTTCTTTTGGTTGGGAAAAGGGTGATTTTATTTCTGGATTAGATCATGGGATTAATTTGAAGAGGGATCAAGAGTTTCATCTATCTGAAATTATGAGATTGGATCAAGAAAACGGTTTATATGATAGTTCAGATGAATTTGACAAAAATAAATAAAATGGATAAAGAATTTAAATTTAATTATAAATTAATTGATTCGGTAGAATTATTATATAATGATGATATATTATTAGTCGAAAAGGCAATAAGTGGTATGGACAATGCCTATGCCCCTTATAGTAATTTTAAAGTTGGTGCATCAATAAGGCTTGAAAACGGGGAAATTGTTGTTGGTAATAATCAGGAAAATATTGCTTATCCATCAGGATTATGCGCGGAAAGAGTGGCTTTATTTTATGTTGGTGCGAATTATCCGAATGTTTCTATTGAAACTATATGTATTGTTGCTAAGGGTGATCTAATTCCCATCGACTCAATAATTGCACCTTGTGGATCTTGTCGACAAGTTATGATTGAATCCGAACAACGTCAACCTAAACCTATCAGAGTTATTTTAGTAAATCAAAATAAGACAGTAGTAATTGTGGAATCTGTAAAATATTTTCTACCATTTATATTTGGTTAGAATTTGACAAAGATGAATAAAATCATTAACTTTAAATAAAAAATATGATGACTAATGAACAAATGAATGAATTTTTAGTTTCCATTGGGGGATTAGAAAACGGTTTTTATTCGGATAGACAACCTATTACTGATTGTAACTTTTTTGATGTAAATAATGGTTGGTTTGAGTTGATCAAGGAATTAATTGAAGATTTAATAACTTTGGGTTGGGATAAACAAACTTGTCAAGTTAAAGAAAAATTTGGCGGACTTAGATTTTATATTAATGGTGGAACTGATGAAATCTTTAATAGAATAACTGAGGCAGAAAGAAAAAGTTATGAGATATGTGAAGAGACAGGAAAACCTGGTAAGTTAAGAACTGATATTGGTTGGCACAGAACTCTTTGTGATGAAGAATATGAAAAATTTAAAAATAAATAATATGGTAACTTATAGAAAAAAACCAGTAGAGATTGAAGCAATTCAATGGGTATCTGATAACATTGAACAAGTGTATGAAATGTTAGGTGATAATTTAATAGTAAGCGGCGATGAAAATAATTTAAGACATTTCATTAACACATTAGAAGGTAAAATGGAATTGTCTTGGGGTGATTATGTTATCAAAGGGGTTAAAGGTGAATTTTATCCTTGCAAACCAGATATTTTTGAATTAACTTATGAAATGGTAGAAAAAACAAATGAAAATGGAATATAGATTTATAAACAGATACGGTAACGAAATACTTTTCATTAGGGAAGGTGATTCTTTCGAAATGAAGGGTGGTGATTACTACAGATACCTATTCAATGTGGATGATGAAGGTAATTTTTTAAATTACGATGCAATTGATCCGTCAGGTGGACCTTACGTTAGTGTGGGTATGGATATGGGGTATATACATAAAGACTTAAAAGGTTTAGTTATTGAGTCTATTGAAAGAAATAAAGATGGAGAAGAAAAAATATTATTAAAAACAAAATTAATATGACATACGAAGAATTTTTAAGTGTATTAATGCCGTATAAAAAATTAAATGATGATTTTAGAGAATTATATCAAATGGGGTTTGATTTTTTAGAAGGTAAATATAAATTAGAAGAAAATGTTTCTATGATAGTAGATAGTTTCTTAACTTCTAATTTTACGGAAGAAGGTGTAGACTGGATAAATTGGTTTATGTTTGAGAATGAATGGGGATCTAAAGATTGGAGTAGGTTACCTGTATTTGATACATATGGTAATTTAATTCATGACGCGGATCCTATGAAGGCATATGGGGCAAAAGATGAGAATGGTAACCCTATATGTTTTTCATTTGAATCTACATATGAGTATGTTAAACAATATTTAAAAAATAAAACAGATGAATAGATTAGAATTAACAGATGAACAACTTTGGTTAGTACAACAGGCACTAGATTTTTATTCTAGAGTAGGTATTGGGCAATTTACTGTAATTAAAGATCACCCAACGTTTGAAAGGTATTTGGAGGATGTGTGTAGACCTAATAAAGAACCAGAAGTAGGTGATAGGACACCACAAGGTGAGATATTAGAGATTAAAGATGGTAAGGCGTTAATTAATGGTTCTGTTAGTAAAGAAACTGGACATTGGTGTGATGAAAAGGAATGGAAACCAATTAAAGACGTTAAGTTAAGTACAGATTATTCTAGGTATCATAGAATGAGAGATAATGTAGATCAAATGTTGATACAACCTCGTAATGTTTTAATAAATGATACAACTATGAATAGTAATGGTTCTTGGGGTATACATCATCCATCTGTTGATGATAGTTGTAGAATGGCGTTTGATATGGTACAAGTTATAAGACATGAAAGGTGGAAGAAAAATCCTAATAGAAATACTATGACAGTTGATTCTCATACCCATTTCACACATAGAAAAGATAATTCTTCTAATAAAATTAAATGTGAATTAAATATAGATGATGAAGGTAAATAATATTATATTCTTTTGTAGTGAATGGAGTAGTTGGAATGGATTTGTACTCCATTTATTCCATTATGATGGTGATTTTTTCAATAAACCTTTGGATAATTCATTATTTAGTATTAATTTTAGTAAAAATTTTTTATATATAGATTTATTTTTTATATCTTTTAAAATTTATAGTAGATTACAATGAAAAAATATGATCAACATAAAATGAAAAGAACTCAGATAAGGCAACAACAAATTGAGGCAGGATTTTTTGATGGTCGTTTTGTTTCTAGATCAGAAACACCTAAGAATTTATATTCTAGAAAAGTAAAACATAAGAAATTATATGATTAATATTTTATTGTTATCTTTATCGATGTTTATGATACAATCAAAAGAATATCGATGTAGAGCAACTTGGTATGATACAAGCAAACACAAAAAAGTTTATAGGAAACATTCAACTGCCGCAGTAAGTAGGGATTTAATTAAAGATTTAAATCTAAAGGTTGGTAAATTAAATAATGGGAATATAGTTAATGGTAGTTCGTTAATAGTCACTAATATCACTAATAGGAAAATTGATATTGTTGAGATAACTGATGTGAGTAATGGTGGTAGTAGACATATTGATTTAAGTTTAACTAGTTTTGAGAAAATATCTAAAAAGAATGTCGGAACTATTAAAGTTATAGTTAAAAAAATTTAATTTAAATGGAAAAAAATTTAAATCTATTAATAGATGCCTTTAATGATTTATATGTGGGTAAAGAATTTATCTATAAAAGTAAATATGGTAGAACCAAAGGTATTGTTAAATCTATAAAAGTTAATCAGTCATTTATTTTTGATGAGGATACACAAAATTCTTTGACATATGTTGCGGATCATTCGGTTAAAGGTACAAAAACTATGGAAAAACCTGTACCGAATGGTGAAGAAAGATACATTGCAATCCAACCACAAATTATTATAGAATCTACAAATGGGGTAATCTATGATTTAATAGATTGTTATTTTTTATCTGAAAATAAAAATAAATTTGGTTTTTAATAAATAAATTATTAAATTTGTAAAAAAAAACAATATGAAGTATTTTAAATTAAGTTTAATGTGGTTAGGATTTATTGTAATCACATCACTTTACGGTGAGTATATCGTAAGTAGAGAAGTTAACGGGTACCTCCAACTTTTAGGGTTTGTCGGGTTGGTAGGAGTCCTTATATATTTAGGAGACATAACCGCAAGTATTTTATTTAAAAACAAAACAAAATGATTGGATTTATTATTTTTATTATTGGGTTAGTATCTGCAGTATTCATTGCGTTTACAACAAAAGATGTAATGTATATTACAGGAAAAAATCGATGGGGTGATGATAGTGAAAATTTTAACCCAAAATGGTTAGTTAAACCTATTGGGGTTTTAGTTTTATCCTTTTTGGTTGCATTGATACAACCATTTGCGATTGAGAGAATCGATGCAGGTAACAAAGGTTTAAAAGTTAACCTTACTGGATCGGAACGAGGGGTTTCTAGTTATCAGTATAAGACTGGTTGGGTAGTTTACAATGATTGGACAGAACAAGTTAAAGAGTTCCCATTGTATCAACAACATATCGAATACGATGCACAAACCGTAATTACTAAAGGTGGATTTGCAGCAACTATTAAACCTTCCTTTAACTATTCACTTAGGGAAGATGCGATTGGTGATATGTTCGTTAACCTTCGTTTAGATATTAAAGAAGTGGAACAGGGTTGGTTAAAGAACGCAATCGTTTCATCTGTTAATGATGTAGCAAACCGTTGGGATGTTGATGCAATTTTTAATAAACGAGAAGAGTTTGAATCGGCAATCATTACAGAATGTAATAAGAGAGTGTCTAAATGGTTTACTGTTTCTCAGTTAAGAACTAATATCATCCCACCTAAATCATTACAACAAGCAATTGAGGGTAAGACAAAGGCGGTACAAGAGGCACAGGCGGCGATGCAAAGAAAGTTAGTGGCGGAAGCCGAAGCACAAGAAAAAATTGCGATAGCAAAAGGTGATTCTGCTAAATCAGTAATTGACGCACAGGCAGCAGCCTTAACTATGAAACTTAAACAAAAAGAGATTACACCTTTATATGTTGAGTTCTTAAAGGCACAAAAATGGGATGGTAAATTACCTACTACTGTTACTAGTGGTGGCGGAACATTCCTAAACATTAAATAAAAGTTAATGGGGGGTGAATCGTTAACAACACCCCCTCTTTAAAATAAAGATTAAAGTAAGTCAGGTGCTGGGCAGTTACAGTAATTCCGAGTCTTAGACTTGAGATGAAATTACACAGGTTCGAATCCTGTCCTGACTACAAAAAAAAGTTTTAAAAATAATTGACATTTTGGTTTTTTATTTTTAACTTTGAAAAAGAAAATTAGTTCATTGACATATTGGTTATAAAGAATATTGTGTTGTTCTCTTGAGAAAGGAACAGGATTAAATAAGATTAAGTGATTCGGGCTACTGTCTTACAACACAGAGGACTTCTCAACCCCATAAGCTTGGATGGTGGAATTGGTAGACACGCCAGACTTAAATCTTTTTTGTATTCCGTTTATATTTATAAATATGAATAAGAAGTATACAAAAGAAAGTTTAGAACTGATAGTGAAGGAATCTGGTTCAATAAGACAAGTTTTACAAAAATTAGGTCTTAAAGAGGCTGGGGGGAATTACGAAAACATCAAGACAAGAATTAAAAAATTTGAGATTGATACCTCACATTTTCACGGAATGTTGTGGAATAAAGGTAAAAAATGGTCTAAACAAAAAGACATCTCAAGTAAATTAGTTGAACACTCCACATATTCGAGTGGTTTACCTATATCCACTTTTCAATTGAAAAAACAGTTGTTAAAGTTAGGTTATAAGGAACACATTTGTGAGATTTGTGGGTGTATTGAATGGTTAGGAGATAAAATCCCATTAGAACTTCATCATGTGAATGGAAATAGGTTTGATAATAGAATTGAAAATATACAATTGTTATGTCCTAACTGTCATTCATTCACCGATAATTATCGGGGAAAAAATATGAGTGCCAGAGGGGAAACTCTTTGAGTAGAACTCCGTAAATTCGGTGAACCCTGTAAAATGGGAATACCGAGCCAAGCCTAAGAAATTAGGAAGGTGTAGAGACTAGACACGGAGAACCTAAGTCGTTTGATATTGGTTAAGGTATAGTCCAGACCACAAACACGAAAGTGGTAGTGAAAACTATAGTGGTAAGAAAATCTTGTGGGCAATTGCCCGTGCGGGTTCAAGTCCCGCTCCAAGTACAAAAGATGATACAAGGCGTAGAATGGCAAGCGTGGAGAGACGTGTCGCAAGGGTACACAGTAAGGATAGGTAGAAATACCCAACTCTCTAATGGTGTGTGAAGTCTGAGGACGAGATTCCTGATAAAGTCATTTATCATCTTTTAATTTTGGCTCCATAGTTAAATGGATATAACGAATCTCTTCTAAAGATTAGTTCCTAGTTCGATTCTAGGTGGGGCTACGATGATCAACACGGTGGCTTCGTGTTAAAATGATGAATAACGTGCCAGTGATTACCAATGGGATTGTTTGAAATACTAACAATGTACGTGTCACAAAAAGAGACCTCATCAGGAAGGAGTCTTATAGACGTATAAGATGTAAAAGTCCGCAACTAAACCTACTTAGACTTTGAAAGGTAAAGTCATTTTTAGTCAGGTTGGATACAAGGTCGGTTCGAGTCCGATGGAAGGTCATGGATGTCGGGTAGCTCCCTGTTTCAAGGTTCGATTCCTTGACTGACTACAATGAGTTAGAGATGCTCAGAGTCTTCGAATCAAGACTTAAAGAATGATTCCGCAGAATGTCTACGGCGCGAGTGGGACATCATGGGAATAAAGGGAACAGACACAAACCCTCCCAGTAGTGTTGGATGTTTTTAGTGAGGGATGCCTCGGAGGTTTTTAAGAAATAGAAAACCCAAACAACTACTCACCCGTAATCTCAAGGTGGGGAAATTTGGTCTATTAGTGTAGTGGCTAACATACATCCCTGTCACGGATGTGCCGAGAGTTCGATTCTCTCATAGACCGCAGGGAGTGTATACAGTAGAATTTAACTTGAGAAGGATGTTCACGCACTTAAAAGGGGGGTAACAAGAGATCAGGTCGTTTAATCAGTTTTGTCGGATAAAAACTGACGTTTTTGGGAGAGATGGTTAACGTGAAAACCTACACCCGTGATATTAGTGGGCTTGATCTCCCCTTTCACGTAAAAGTGATAACTGACCCCAAAGGTTGTCACAACTTGCTCCCATCGTCTAACGGTTAGGACATCAGGTTTTCATCCTGAAAATCGGAGTTCGATTCTCCGTGGGAGTACTAAAGTGGATAAGAGCGTAATGAGGCACGGTGCCGAGTCCCGTAAAAAGGTTGTTCATTGTGGGTTCGAATCCCACCTTATCCATTTGACACATAAACTTAGGTACCCGTACAGCGGTGAGATGGGCTAAGTTAGATACGATTCCTCGGTGCTGGGAGTAGAATGCCTAAGAATGTGTCATAATAGTCAGGTGGCGGAATGGTAGACGCTTAGTGACACGCACGGCAGCCGAAACGTAAAATCGATCAATGGTTAGGTAATGCGAATGATGAAGGACACTACCTCACAGTGCGTAGGTAAAATTCAAAGTGTTCATACAGGTTCGAATCCTGTCCTGACTACACCTTAATACCGATTCGGGTTTGACAGTAAAGAGAGACCCTGCGACTATGGCACTTTGGTGTAATTAGAAAAAATGTCATTAAATAACTCTTCGTGGGAAGTGGCATCGGTGACTTCCCATTTTGGTCCTTTAGCTCATTCGGTTAGAGCAACTGACTCATAATCAGTAGGTGGTTGGTTCGATTCCAACAAGGACCACATAAACTATTAAAATATTGATAGTGGTTTCCCCCATTCAACGGATGTCGACAATCCAGAGTGGATAAGGGATTCATCACCCTCGGCCAGTGCACTGATAAAACTCATAAGAAGCCGTTAAGATTGAGGCGAGACGGGTACCTCATCACTATCACCTTATTTATAACCAATATAAATTATCTAAAAATTTGTTAAAAAATTTTTTAGTATCATTTTTTTTATTATCTTTGTTTTATTAAATCAAATAACTATGGGAACAAATTTAGGAAGAGTCGTTGTGGTAAAATACCAAATCTTAAAAGACGGCATGAAAAAAAATCAATTCACTATTGATGAAATTGATAAGATTACTAGAGAACTTTTGGATTATTTATCTGAATTGACTGTTAGAGGTATAACACAAATTGGTGATGAGACAGTTGATATGTACAAAGAAAGAGTTTGGAATCTTATTGAAAGAGTTGGGTTATTACCTGAATAGTTATGCCGCAGATATATAAAGTAGGAGGTTGTGTTAGAGATGGTATCTTAGGTATTGAATCTAAGGATATTGACTTCACATTTGTTCTAGATAATATAGATAGAACTGTGGAAGAAGGATTCCAAATAATGACAGATTGGTTAACACACAAGGAATTTACGATATTCCTATCTACACCAGAAATGTTTACAATTAGGGCTAAATTCCCAAAAGGTGATATGAATGAAGGATTGGTTGCGGACTTTGTATTGGCTAGAAAAGAAGTAGGTTATAAAGAAGGTACTAGACAACCTATTTTAGAATTAGGTACACTAGAAGATGATCTTATCAGAAGAGACTTCACTCTTAATGCGATGGCAATTGACTACGATGGTAATCTAATAGATTTATTTGGAGGTAAAGGACATTTAGAGGCAAGACTCCTAAAAACTCCTTTACCTGCTGAACAAACAATGTTAGATGATCCTTTAAGATTTTTAAGGGCTCTGAGATTTGGAATTACAAAAGATTTTGAAATTCATCAAGATATTTTTGAGGCGATGAAGAATCCACTTATTTTGGAAAAACTAGAAAAGGTAGTTTCCGCTGAAAGAATTAGAGAAGAAGTTTTAAAAATGATGAAACATGATACTGTACTAACATTGGAACTATTTAGAGAAACCGAAGAATGGTTGCCAGGGTTTACATCGTTGGTATTTGGTAGAGGACTATGGTTAAAACCTACCTTTGAATTATAACCTATTGATTTTTATATAAATTATAATTAAACTTAAAAAAAATGAATTATGAATGAATACGAAGAAAATTATACCTTACTAAGAGATTTAAAAGAAGGTGATGAATTTATAGACAAATCCAATTCTGTTGGGATCTATATAAAACCACTTGAAGATGATAAACACTTATTAAAGTCTAAGCGCAATGATAATGTTTACGAAGTACCACATGGTAAATTTCCAGTTTTCAAGAAAAAAAACAATTAAAAAAATAATATATGAAGTTTAAAGACGTAACAGAAAAAGACAAAGAATATGCTTATTCTATCTACACCGACAAAAATTTAAAGTGGGATGAAAGAATGACAATTCTTACTGACTATTTTGATAGATCAGAAAGAACTGTTAGAAGATGGTGTTCCGACAAATTTAATTTTAAGGAAAAGGTTGATAAGGAATCTGAACAATTTGAGGCAGCCAAATTAAGAAAATACGATAAAGATAAAAAAATATTTTTAATTACTTGGGCGCAAAACAATACACCTGTCCACAATGGACTCCTTACAAATATGGAGGCATACGCAGAACATTTGGGGGCAGATATACACGTTATTGCTGGTAGATATAAGAACCCAACATCTGTATGGACTAATAATCAAGAAAATAATGAGTTTTGGGATGATAAGGTAGTAAAATACTTAGATGCTAATAGACACGACATACATAAATATGTTTCTATTTTATCTGACGTAAAGATACAACCAACCGCAGTGGATCCTATGACTGGGTTACAAGGTTTGAGTGGTATTAATTCATGTATCTTCGGTTCACCAAAAGTGCATATGGAGACAATACCTGTGTTAGTTAATCAAAAACCTAAAATGATGTTAACAACAGGATCAATAACTAAAAAGAATTACACTGATTCTAAATCAGGTAAGAAAGGTGAATTCCACCACACTTTTGGTTTTGTTATCGTTGAAATTAAAGATGAAGATACTTTCTTTGTTAGACAAGTAACTGCCGATGATAAGAGCGGTAATTTTTCAGATTTATATTATAGAGTAGAAAAAGGTGTTATCACTAAAAATTCATCTGTATCTGCAATAGTTTTGGGTGACGTTCACTACGGGCATCACGATGAGGATGTGTTAAATTCTACATTTGGATTAATGGGGGATTTAAAACCTAAACACGTTATTCTACACGATGTATTCGATGGAGACTCAATAAGTCATCATCAAATAAAAGATCCGTTTGTCCAATATGGTAAAGAAATGAATGGGACTAATGATTTGGGTAAAGAGATAAATGTTATGATGGAACAACTGGAGAAATTTAGTGAGTATGATAATGTTGTTATTGTTAGATCAAATCACGATGATTTTGTTGACAGATGGTTGAAAAATGAAGATTGGAAAAAACAACCTACATTTAAAAACGCACCATTGTATATGGATTTAAGTTCTAGACTTTTAAAACAATATGGTAAAAATCCTAGTGATGTTAAAGGTGTTATACCAGATATCATTAATGAAAAATTCCCTAAATACATTACATTGGGTAGAAACGATTCTTATAAAGTTAAGAATTGGGAGTTAGGTCAACACGGAGATGTTGGTTCAAATGGTAGTAGAGGATCTTTACCACAGTTTCGTAAATTGAATACTAAAATTGTTGTGGGACATTATCATTCACCAGGACGTAAAGATGGGGCATTGGCAGTAGGTACCAGTACCAAATTAAGAGTTGGTTATAATAACGGACCTAGTGGGTGGTTACAGTCACACATTATCATTCATAACGATGGTAGGGCACAACATATTATATTCAGTAGAGATAAAAATAAAGAGATTGGTTTTACTACTTTAAAATGAAAGAAAAACTAAATGAATATTATGATAAGGGTTTGTTATATAAACAAACCCATTCTTATTTAGATTTGATTATATGGAACTATAGTGAAAAAGTACAATACGAATCTTTATGGGACGATATAACTTTAATGTGTAGAGGTTTAGTAACAAATTCTAATGGAGATATTGTTGCCAGACCTTTTAAGAAATTCTTTAATATGGAAGAGGGTGTTCATACCCCTACATCAGAATTTGATGTTTATGATAAAATGGATGGGTCACTAGGTATTCTTTTTAATTATAAGGATGAATGGGTGTTCGCAACCAGAGGATCGTTCACTTCAGAACAATCCGTAAAGGGTTTTGAAATGTTACAAAAATATGAGTATAATAAACTACATAAAGATTATACTTATTTATTTGAAATAATATACAATGACAATAGAATAGTAGTGGATTACGATTTTGAGGATGTTGTATTATTAGGGATGATAAATACTGAAAGTGGGTATGAAGTTGACTTATATAGTGATGGGAATGATATCAGATTAAAAAATTTAATTTCCAATATAGGATTTAGGGTAGTGAAGAAATATGATGGTATAACTGATTATACTACTCTGAAAAATATTATAAAAGATGATGAAGAAGGTTATGTGGTTAAATTTTCTAACGGTGACAGAATGAAAATTAAGGGTGAGGAGTATCTTAGGTTACATAAGATAATGACAAACATATCAACAACTACTGTATGGGAAATATTATCTACTGGTGGTAATATAGAAGATTTAATTAAAGATGTACCTGATGAATTTTATAATAAAATTAAATTGTATGTTAGTGAATTAAGATACCAATGGTATCAATATTATAACCAACTAGGTAAAACTTATGATTATTTTAGATACGGTAAATATGGGGATAAGGATCCTGAACCTACTAAAAAAGAGTTTGCAGAATTTATTAAAGATAAAGAACCTATCGTAAAGGCAATTATGTTTGCGATGTGGGATGGTAAAGATTATGATAAAATTATATGGAGTGCACTAAAACCAAAATTTAGAAAATTATGATAGACAATTTAGATTTAATAAAACCTTTATTAAATTTTAATGAGTCGGGGGACTTCTACATGTTATATGTCTTCAAGAGAAAGAAGGACCAACCTGAAGGTGAAAGGGACAATCACCAATCAGTAAGAACAATTAAAACTTATTGTGTTGATTCTATTCTATATTTAGAAAAAAGATATGATGAGATTAAACAACTTTGTGAAATGTTTAAGGCGAGAGGTTATATACATGTTCAAAAACAAAATCATAAAGATGTTTCGTTAAATATGTTAGCGACACTTGCTGAACGTATTAGGGACGGTGTATCAAACCAAAAAGGTTTATTTGATTCTGTTGTTGGGCAAATTAAAACACAAGAAAAAAGGTGGGTCGTAGATATTGATACAAAAGAAAAATCATTTATTGAGGAAGTTGCAACTTTTATTAACGTTAAATGTGACCCAATAAGAGACAAAATTAATGGAATCATACCAACAAAAAACGGATATCACATTATTTCGGATAAGTTCAATGTGATGACACTAAAGGAAAAATATCCAGAAATAGACATTCAAAAAAAGAACCCAACACTATTATATCTACCAAATAGTTTGGATTAATAAAAAATTATACATATATTTGTCCTATGAAAATAGTTTTAGAAAAAGGTCAACGATTATTTTTTACGAGTGATACACATTATAGTCACTCAAATATTTGTTCTGCGACTACTAACTGGGTAGGTGCAGAAAATCTAACTCGTAAATTTAATTCACTTAATCATATGAATGATGCGTTAGTGAATAATATTAATGAAGTTGTTGGTGAAAATGATATACTCATACATTTAGGTGATTGGAGTTTCGGTGGTTTTGAAAAGATTGAGGAATTTCGTAATAGAATTATCTGTAAGAATATTCATTT